AATTTCTAGAGTTAGTTATAATCGCATATTACCAATGCCAAATAAATCTAAAATGAACTCCCGTACCACTCGTAAGACTGGACGGTCTCGAATTAATGGTCCCCGCTCCGTGAGGAGTCGCAGGGGCAACGGCCCACAAGCCACTAATGTGAATCGAAGAATACCCAGAGTGCGAACAAAGAGAGCACCTGTAGGTTATTCCTCGGCGATACGAACTGTGAAACCTAAGATGATGGCATCTAGGTCAGGCATACGTATCGTGCATCGAGAACCGTTAGGTACTATAAACGGCTCTAATAATGCCTTTGTTGCTCAATTTTTCAACATAAATCCAGGTCTTGTTACCACTTTCCCTTGGCTAGCGCAGATAGCGCAAAGCTTTGAGACCTATAAATTCAATTCTCTTTCTGTTGAATTTTTAACTTCCGCATCTACTGCATCAACTGGAACCAACGTGATCGCGCCTGACTACAACGCCGCTGACACTGTTGCTGTTTCCATACAAGAGCTTGAACAATTTCAAGATGCATGTAGGGATGTCCCTTGGGCGGATATCCATTGTCGTATAAATCCAATATCTTTGGGGAATATAGGCCCACGTCGTTATATACGTGTTGGTAATCTTGCACCAAATCTTGATATAAAAACATACGATGTATGTTCGGTCACCTATGCTTCTAATAACAACATTGCTACTAATGTTGTCGCGGGTGAATTGTGGATAAATTACGATGTAGAGCTTGACATTCCTACTTCTTTTAATCAGGCTAACACAGCCTTTTCTGGCTTACTTGCTGCTACTAATCCATCTATAGGAAATCTGGCTGGAACTAATGGGATATCATCTGGCAGACTCGGGATAACTGTAGGTGGTGATCTCCTTACCATAACCAATTTAATACCTGGTCAGCAATATATTATTACTTATTCAGTGACCGGTGCTACCATCGCAGCTGTACCCACTCTTGCTGCCGGAACGGGGATTACCTCGTTAGGTTTGGTTGTTTCTTCATTTGATGCTACTTCTGCTAATATTCAATCTCAATTTATCCCCTCTGCGAATACTGCGCAAGTCACAATCGGGGGAGTTACAAATTTAACGGCTGGTTCGTTATCGGTTGTTATGGTTGCTTTGATACAACCTAATGTAAATTTATAAAATGGTTGTCGTGAACAACTGGTTTCCAGTGATCCTTAAACTGATGGATAATATAGATACGTATATTATTGTTCTTTGCTTGTGCATAGGTCCCCTTAGTCTATAACTTAGAGTCCCAATGAACGACGGTTCCGTACTCGAGTCCGTTTAGTTCTCAGGGAAGGATTAGACCGGGGCTGCAAAGCAAGCAAATTGTAAATATAATAATAATGTAAATAAATAAATATCTATATAATATAATTGTAAATATGTATATACTGTATAAGATCGATATAAATAACAACATACAAATTGACGAGAGAATGTCCTTATAATCAGTGTGCTCTCGAGGTTGGTAGCCTCTTACTTTAAGGATTGTGTTACTTTATTTATGTCCTGAATAAACAGGAGATGCTTGTCCAATAAGTTAATTGTATAATAATAAATAGGTGAGCCTGACATTAACAGGTACGTGATTGTGTTGTATATAAGCGCGGCAATCACCTGGCTACGCGCGACATACAATAGTTAGTTAACCTTTACCTTTCCGACTTTACTGGGATTGGTAATTGTAAGCGACCAACCACTTGGACGCTGTATAAATAAATAAATTTAAAATTCATGCCAGAACACGGGGATGAAGTTGACACCTAAAGTCAACTGACTCGGTTCGGTGCGGCAAAGGGGGGTGTAACTGGAAGGGGTTACATAAACAATGTTATATCCACCCACCTTAACCTGCACTTACGGTAAGTTTCATTAGGGATGTTTAACTACAGCGGATTTATCATGGTCCATAGTTATCAACTAATGATGAGGAGACTTATCGCTCTGGATAACCGAATTTTCTGTAAACTCTAACAAACCGTACGTTGTCCCGGTTGTTTGTTGGAGGATAGCGGAGAGCTAGGTGAAGCCTTGGGAAACCCAGGTGAATTTGAGATTTGTGATGTTATACAATTAAGACAAGTGAAAAATCGTGAACCACATGTAAAAGAACTCCGAATAGCACTCAAACGGCTAATAACCATGAGTGTCAAACCACGGAATCAAATCCAACATTGTCGATGTACCGAAAGTCCGGCTTTAAGTGTTGTGTTTGGTATGGTTTAACTTATTACTTCTACTTCATCGAAATATCATATAGGTAATTCATCCTCACAAGTAGATAAAACTGTTACTGTTCCCTTCTTCAGTAAATTATTAAGCGGGTTTGCCACTAAGTTTAATGAAACAATGTCAAACTCTTCTTTGCCAACTTCTCCTTATAAAGCATTCACTATAACTGAAAACGCAATCACTTTCACTAGATCTAACTTTTTAATGTATTTTGAAGATCTTGGGATGGTGCCACTACATGAATTTATTGAGAAAAATAATAGTTGGTTGTTACTTGATAAATTAGAAATTAATGCGTTATTTATTGCTGTACCTAAGTATGCTCAAGAATATTGTGATCGTGTGTATTTTCAACAAATGTTTTACTTAGTTGACTTTGCGTTGCCAAATAAAACGCAATGGGACATGCAATATGAGCAACTATTAGAAGATAACATGTTACCACATAATTTCTCTTTCCCAGACATGGATGATATAATAATTAACGAAGAAGATCTCACTAATAATGATGACAATTATAATGATGAAGAAATGGGTGTTGACCCATACTCTAAGGACGACGATAATAATGTTATTGTAGAATCTGTTTCCACCACAAATTCAAATGAAGATGATAATAAGGATGATCCTATGACATTAGATGAGGATCAACATTTTTCGGAAGATGATGGTTATCTCCCTCCAGGTTATTATGATCAAGATTATAACTATAATATTCATCCACAGGATGATATATCTCGAGATGAACACTCTCCTCAAGTTTCTCAAGATCCATCTGTATTCAAAACTGATTCCATGTCTAGCTCAGGATTTAAACGATCCTGGTCACAAGAAGTTTTGATTGATGGTAAGACTCAGTCTGACCATTACAATGACTCTCATTCTGTTAAATTTGACAATAATAAAAATTTACGCCGTGCTCAATATATCTACCCAGACCGATTTGCTAGATCTGGACCAAAGCAACGCGGACCTCAACGATGTAATGGGAATAATAAACATCGTAAGCCCAAACATCAAGGCGATAAGACTGCTATTAAACAATTAGTTGATTTACGTAATCAAAAACGAGCTGAGAAAATTAAAGCAGGCCGTGAATGGAAAATGAAAAATAACGCTAGAGCATCGAAAAATCAAGCTTTGTTAAATCAAGCCTATTCTGAATTTAATGATCGTAATTATGGTGAGAGGCAAGGTAAACTTGAAGCCATACAAACAGAATTAGACTATCTTATGCGTCCTGATGTTAATAATTCAAATTATGAGAATGCTTTTAAGGAACGCAATTATCTTCACGATCAACAAGAAAAACAATCTAAGGAACATAAACGTAAACAATATGCCACTGAAGAAGTGATTGTTAATAAGCGTCTTCACCAAATAATGGACAATTTCAACATGAATGATTTGTATTGCATCTCCAAGACCTCAAGTGTTGTTGATGATCTTCAGAAAGTTGAAGATTTTATTACAGTTCATAAAGAATCTAAGGACATTGATATGATAGTGTCCACTGTTGCCACTGCAATAAATAAAACTCCTAATCTTCTAGATAAATGTTCTAATTTTTTAAAAGATTTAATTTTAAAACTTAAACCCACTGCTTTCACAATTGATGCTGTGCGTGATGTCGTTAAAGACATTGATATTTTAAAAGATGACTCAATTGTCACTATTGGTGAATCTTGTTCTATGGCTGAGATTTCTGAGAATTTTGATATAATTACTCCAGATATGAGAGATGATCATGCTAGACGCGGCGATTTAGTCCACGTCGACCCCATATTACGTAGATTTGTCATTAGACGCACCGAACATAAAGTTCCATTTGGTGATATTACTGATTATGCTGGTGTAATGTCGACAGAACTTCTTTTCCAATTGTTATCTCCTTCTGTTTGCCAATTGAATTTGTCTAAAGAACAGGTCATTGCAAAGATGATACATGTTTGTGCTAACATTCATACAATAAATTTACCTAAGTGGTCTATTATCGAATTTAATACTGATATCGTTCAAGATACTTTACTTGTTGCTCGCGCTATTTATAACACAAGACTCAGGGTCATGCAGGCCTTGGGTTTTCCCCTAACCTCGCAATAAATAATACGCGGTGTATGGTATATGGTTACAGGTTGTCAGAACAAGACATGCCTGTAATTGGCCCTATAAAAGATGGTGTAGTCATTAAACAAACACGCATCGAGCCAACGCCTAATCTTCGCCCCCCCGTGAAGATTTCTTTAGGTTGCCATATCCAAGGTACGAGCTTACCTCATGTCGATCCAACCGATGTGGACACTGTTATTGCCGGGGTTAAAAAGAGATTTGCCTGCAAGCCTCCCACTGCGGAAGCAGCACTTCTCGAACGTATGAAAACTTTTACTTTATTATGGTGCATACAGCACCTTGTTCCTTTACCTTCTGATTGTGACCTTGATCTAAATACCTGGTTAGAATCAACGGGTTATTCCCGTGCCAGAAAAGACGAATTAATTAGGAAATGGGCAAATTGCGGCGGTGTTCTTCAAGACCGTGACTACATCGTTAAATCATTTGTGAAAGATGAGTCTTATCCTGAGTTCAAGCATGCTAGATGGATAAACGCCAGATCTGATGAATTTAAATGCGCTGTTGGTCCAACCTTTAAAGCCATTGAACAATCTGTCTTCAAATCAGATTGGTTCATCAAGAAAATTCCCGTTAAAGATAGGGCTTCTTACATTCATAAACGTGTGTACCGCACTGGAGCACGTTATGTTTGTACTGATTACACCGCATTCGAATCACATTTTACTGCTGAATTATTCGAAGCTTGCGAGTTTGTAATGTATAAATATATGACCCAATACCTACCGAGTTCCACATTATTTCGTTTTTATTTAGACAAAGTTATCGCTGGAGACAATAAGTGCGTATCCAAGTTGGTCAAGGTAACGGTACCTGCCACACGCATGTCAGGGGAAATGTGTACGTCCCTTGGTAATGGATTTTCAAATCTCATGTTTATGCTTTATTTATGCGACCTTAAAGGATGCACTAATGTCATCGGTGTTGTTGAAGGTGATGATGGATTGTTCGTTATGGATGGTCCCCACCCCACCGAGAATGATTTTAAACGTATAGGACTTACTATTAAAATGGTCGTTGTCGACGATCTCACAAAAGCTTCTTTTTGTGGTCTTATTTTTGATGATACGGATCTGATTAATGTAGCAGACCCCATGAAAATAATTGCTCAAACAGGGTTTACGACCCATGAGTATACATTGTCAAAATCTAAGGTCCTTCGAGGACTATTAAAAGCAAAAGCCTTTTCACTCGCTTACCAATATCCTGGTTGCCCCATAATATGTTCGTTTTCACGATACTTGCTAAGAGTATTGGCGGATGATTATGTCTATTTTAGAAAGGGCCATTCAGATTATACTGATTTACTCCAACGTGAGGCATTCACTTTCTGGCTAAAACATGCTGATGTTTTATCTGTAGAACCTGGAGTTAGGACTAGGATTTTGATGGAGACTCAATTTGGGATTAGCCTTGCGGATCAACTTTCGATTGAAAGATATTTCGATGAACTGAATGCAGTCGTCGAGTTGCAAGACCCAATATTGTTATCTCATATTCCCTTAATCTGGCGAAATTATGCAAACGTTTATATGATGCAAGTTCCGCTTGAC